TTTTCTCTATCAATTACCGAAAATCCAGCGTGAGATGTTTTAAGAATAAGACCGGGTCTTTTTTCCATTGGTAAAAATTTAAATACAGTAGCGAATGTTTTAATCATCATTCCAATATCTTTTCTATCCTGTCCTAAATGTCCCTTTAACCAATGTCCTACGAATAAGAAGTTGAAATCAGTATGAATACCCTCTAAGATATCAGTATCCGATTTTGGATAGTTTAAGTACCTATCTAAATCAACACCTTCGAATAAAACTTCAACTGGTTTTGTAACTCTAATCTCTCGTACAATTTCACCTGTTTGTTGATTTTTTTCTTGATACGCAGTTCCAATCATTAATTTTTTTGTAAATTCTGATGGTACTATTATTAAATCCATTTTGTTAGAACCTTCAATAAATTCTTTTGGAAGTATTGTAGTTTCTACACCCGCAGTAATACCAATATTAAAGTTACCTTTTGGTTCAAATTCGTTTGCAACTGACATTTGCATAAAAATATCAGGTTTTCTATCCAATTTAGTTACAACATTTGATAACATCTTTTGCCCAAATTCAGTAGAAGGGTCTGCTTGGTCTTGTGGGGTATTTCCCCATCTCATTGGTACAATTTTTACATCATACTTTTCCATTTTAAATAAGCTTCTAAGAATATCTCTTGAGTGGTCACCATAACCACTTCGAGTAAATACAGGAGCTTGAAATACTAATAAAGGTTTATTCATAACTTTTTATCTTTTATATGCGGTAATTGAACGAATTTTTGAACTATTTTGTTCGAATACAATAACATCAACTGCATTTATCGTTTCTCCATTTATCTGAATAACAATATCATTAGTTGCCGTAACTAATTGGGAATCATTATCAAATCCCATTATGGTATTTTCAACTGTTAGAGTGAAATCATTTTCAAAAAACTTTTTATTTTCAAATAAAACATCATCTCTACCAACCCATTCACCAATCCAATCCGTAAGTACAATATTAGGTGAATAAATTTGTTTGGTTAAAACATCTAATTTTTTTTCATTAAATGCTCTAAAATATAAATCATTTGTATGTTTACAATTATTTACATTATTCATATTATTTAATTTTAAATAATTCGTATTTTTTTCTTGGTTTCCAATTTTCAAATGTTCCTTCGATTCCATCGATTAGAGTCTGACACATATTGGTGTTTACTAATCCCATTTCATCGTTGAACATTTCTCTACCTTTTAAACCAGCTTCTTTTAACTCTTCTTTTGGTGTGTTATACATTTCTTCCATAGCGGTTGCTACATCATAAACATCAACTTTATCATCCCAAATATATGGGGTAGGAACTGACCCTGCCATAGTTTGAGCTCTACTCCAAACTGGTCTAGCCCATTCTCCCCAAGTTACTTTATCTTCCCAATCTCTCCATTTGTGAAGTGAACCAATTTCTTTGTAATCTTCAGCAGTTATAAGTTCACCACTATCTTTGAATCTAAAACCACATTGGTCTTGCAATCCACCAGTAACATTTACAATGATTGGAGTTCCTGCCATTACAGATTCCGCAGTTGTTAAACCAAATCCTTCGTTACCAGCAATGTTGATTGTACAATCGGCTATATTATATAGGTAATTTAATTCAGCTACACTTCTTCTTTTATCTGAAAAGATAACATTACAATCAGGTGCAAGTGTCTGATGTACTTTAGGTAAATCAGTACCATTTTGGTCAGTTGGTTGAGTGTGCATTACTAATGCAACTTTCTTAGCTTTTTCTTCACCTATTCTATTACAAAAATCTTTGAACGCCATAATCACATCCGATGGTTGTTTTCTACGGATGTTACGATTTGACCAGAAGAATACATAATCGTACTCATTTCCAGCTAATATTTCATCTCTAAATGGTTTAGGTACATCAATTGGTTTGTATTCATTTGGATTAATTCCGTGAGGTACATAAGATACCTGCCAATCTGAATGAGGTTTCCATGTAGGTTTATCAGTTCTACTTGTCAGACGAGATACAATACCATAAGTTTGTCTTGAAATACAACCAATCCAATCACAACTCTCATAGTAATTTCTATTGTAAAGTGGGTCTGGTAAATCATCCCAAATCGCATAGAATAAAATTGGAATGTTTTGTCTTAACTCATGCTCCATTTCATATAACCAAATCCAATATCTTGGGTCAGTAAAGTGAAGAATAGCATCTGGTCTTTCACTATTTATCAATTGTCTAACTAAATCAGCGTTACCATATCCAGTCCATGGGAGTATTTTAACCGATGCATCTTCCACACCAGTTTGTTTTTGAATATCAACCGATACATCTAAAATTTTACCTTTATCAGGATGGTTAATTGCTGCACCTACTTGGAACCAATCGTACTTATCAACAGTTCCCATTACCAATGCTTTACTCATCGTAGCGATACCACTCGCCATTCTTAAATCATCCGAAAGAAGAAGAATTTTTTTCTTTTTACTCATAACTTGTTTTAAATAACTTTTTAAAATTGTGAACCTGAAATTTGGAGTTTAAGATATTCGTTCATCTCTTCTCTAAATTCTTCATCGGTTACATATCGTTCAACTGTTCTGTTTACTAATTTTTGAAGTGTTACATCGGATTCAAAAGAAACCCTTTTAAAGTTAGAATAAACACCTTTTATAATCTTTACAGTTGTTAGTTTAGTTTCTACACTCATAATATATAAATTATATGTTTATATATAAGTATATAGAAATATATTTTCCGTTAAGCTTTTCCATCACAAATTCCCCTTTGAAGGAATTCACAAAACTTACAATTCTTTTTCCGTTCGCCTGGTACCTTTGGGTAAGGTAAATCATTGAACTTACCTTCATCATCAAAGACCTCATTAACGAATCCCATAAACTCATTGTAAACTTTGTTTACCGTTGGTTTACCATTAGCAGGTACATGTCTAGACATATAAGGGATTGGGAATGGTGCATCTTCGTAGAGTTTTCTTCTCATAATCTGATACTCCACTTTAATCTTATCCAATGGAACATTGAATAGTTCCGAATAGTATTTTTTATAGAGAACAATCTGAGCGTTTTTGTACTTATCAGCTTTAGCGTATTTATTCCAACCCATTGTTGAAGTTTTCAAATCAATAATGATAATTGAATTATCCGATAAATCTCGCATTACAATATCTACAAATCCAATGAAGTTTACACCTTCTTTTACTTTTGCGTTTAATGGTAATTCAATACCTACTAATTCAAAACCAGTCTTTGTGTAAAACTTATCTAATTTTTTTTTGAACCATTCTAAGATTCTTCTACCATCACCATAGAACTCTTCTAACTCTAGCTGAGTACATACGATACCCTCACTTAACTTATCATTCTCTTTGATGTATTCTTTTCTCATCCAATCTAACAACAATTTATCGGTATCAATCTCCATTGCTTGTTTCTTAGAAACACCATACATTACCGAAAGGAAATGTTGGATTGTTTCGTGGATAGCCGTTCCAAAGATTGTATAAATGTTAGCAGATGATTCACCCAACTTATCTATGTACCTCAGTTTATATGCACGAGGACAAGATGAATATAGTTGGTATTGTGAAAAACTTACTTTTGCCATAAACTTCTATTTGTTATACAAATATACGAAAAAAGTTTGGGATTTCCAAACTTTTCTCAATTATATTTTTAATTTTAATTTCTTTATTATCTTCGGGTCAGTACCATAATCCTCTGATAATTGTTTGATTCGTTCCTTACCAGTTCTACTAGCATAAAGAATCTTTAGGTAATCCTCAGCTTCTAACTTTGAGGTTTCATAATGTTTAGCTACCAACTCTACTAACCAACCTTCGTATTTATCAGCCCCCTTAGCTTTCATATACTTCATAAAGTGTCTACCCTTTGGAAGTAAATCAATAAGAGCTAAATACATTGCCTTTGGTGGAACTTCTTGTAGATAAGGTTGAACTGCTGCAATAGTTTCTACCCATTCGTATTTCATAGATAAAAAACGAAGTATCATATAGTTACTCCAACTTTTA